ATACCATTTAAGTCAACAGTTGTTGCAGCGATTTGTATTTCTGTATCTGCGATTAAATCTAATTGACCATCGGTACTTGAATGAATATAAAGACCAGTATCTCTTAATTGAAGTTTACCAGCACCACCTACTAATACATCAGTACCATCAAAGGTTAAGTTTGCTTCTGCTTCTAATTCGGTTGTTGTTGCGCCAATTGTAACAAGTTCATTGGCTGTAGCATTGTTTATAGCTGTTACCGCTCCTGAAGGGGAATCTTCCCATGCGGGAGCTGCGCCTGCACCGCCAGAAGTTAAAATCTGACCATCGGTACCATAATTAGCACCTCCGACACCTATCTCTCCTTGAGAAGTAAATCTAAATTTTTCTGTGGCTGCTTCTGAATGGCCTGTAAAAAATAATAAATCTGTTGCATTGACCGAAGCACTAAAGGTACCTTGAGCCATAGCTTGAATGGAAGCAGCAACCGTAATAGCGTCTGTTCCTCCAGCCTCAAGTGGAGCTTGAAAATCTATTTTTCCTAGTACGTCACTTGCATTAATATCTGTTAGTGATGTTGCTAAAAGCAGTTTACCTGTACTCGTAGTCGCATCCGCAGATGCTCCTATAATTCTAAGTGTGTCTATACTTTCGTCCCATTCCATGTAGGCACCAGCAGAAGCACCAAATAATTTTACATCGTATCCTGTGTCATCGACACCAACAATAGTTGAACCGTTTATTTGTACTGTGCCCGTTCCATTTGGTGCTAAGGTAATCGCACCATTCGCTGCATCTGTAATTGTTATAGCTCCAGAATTTGTTCCAGAATTTGTATTTAAAGTTAAATCGTATGCACCATCAGAAGTTAAAAGGGCTGCTGCACCACCTGTACCTATTTTAAGTCCAGTTGCTATTGTTTCTGTTACAACAACATTATCATAATAAGTATTAACACCAGCATTTACTGTACAATGAACAAAATTTTCACCTGTATATTTACCTAAATAAAGATTTGTACTTCCTCGTATATTTAAAGAACCTGTACCAGCATCATCAATGTAACTGTTAGAACCATCGTGATAAATTTGTAGATCATTTCCAGTACCAATGTTTAATTTACTATTATCTGGTAAAGTAACATCTCCTGTAACCGTTAAATTATCCGCAACCGTTGTTTCTGAAGTTGTGTGTCCAATAGTTAATGCAATACCTGAAGTCTCAGTTGCAATTTTTAAAGCGCCTACGGCATTAGTGATATAAGAATTTGTACCATCGTGATAAAGAGTTAAGTCTTGAGCATCTCCAATTTGTAATGGAGTGGAATCCGTTAATAATAATGCATCAGCTGATTCATCCCATAAAGCAAAGCTTCCTGCAGTTGCTCCAAATAATTTTACATCGTGACCTACATCATCAATACCAACTGTTAGTGTTCCTCTTTGAACAACACCATCTGCCGATTCGTCCCATAACCAATATCGACTAGCTGTAGCACCAAAGTATTTTACATCATGACCTACATTATCAATACCAACTGTTAGTGTTCCTCTTTGAACAACACCATCAGCTGAAGTATCCCAGAACCAATATCTGCTGGCAGTATCACCATAAAAGGTAACATCATGACCTACATCATTAATACCAATTGTTAAATCACCTCTTTGAAGAACAGCATCCGCTGAAGTATCCCATTTCCAATATCTGCTGGCAGTATCACCAAAAAATGATACATCGTACCCTTGATCATTTGCACCCATTGTAAACGTTGCATCTAATTGTACAGCGCCATCAATATCAACAGCATCTAAATTTGATGTACCATCAATATCCATGTTGCCAGAAATGTCTAATTCTGTTGCTATAACTTTATCATTAAATGTAGCTGCTCCTGCTTCTGACATATCTAAAGTTAATGCTGTAACAGATGCTCCACCATCATTACCTATTAGTTTTAAATCTCCATCTGAGACTTTTGATAATATTTCAAGATTATTGCTAGCATGATTAAAACTTCCATAGAGCGTTCCAGCTTGATATAAATTTACAGTTGTTGTAGCATCTAATCTAATAGCATTTCCATTAGCATCTAAATAGATACCCCCAGCAGAAGTTAATTTAATACTTTCATTAGCTGTACCATCAGAGCCTAAATCTAAATCACCATCTGCGTTTGAATAAATGAATGTTCCTGTATCGTTAAAGCAAAGTTTGTTTGTACCATTTAAAGTTAAACCTGTACCATCTGTATGTGTTAAAGTTGTATCTTGATCATCACCAAAATTAAGAACTGCTCCATCTGCTAAAAATAAATCTGAAAATTCTAATGCTGTTGTTCCTAAAGCTGCACCATCAGATGCATCTGGAACAAAAGCTGTTGTTGCTGTAATAGTTGTACCTTGAACTGTGCTAGTTGATGTAACTGCTCCTGATCCAATAGTCCCAGCAACTGTTAATGCACCACTAGCTACCGTTAGTAAATCTGTATCTCCAGTGTGACCAATGGTTGCGCCGTTAATAATTACATTATCAACTGTTAAAGTTGTAAGAGTACCTAAACTTGTTATATTTGATTGAGCTGCAGTCGTTACCGTAGCTGCTGTACCAGAAGCGTTTCCTGTTACATTTCCTGTTAAAGGACCTGCAAAAGCATCTGAAGTTACTGTGCCATCAAAAAAAGCGTCTTTAAATTCTAATGATGCAGTACCAAGATCAATATCATTAGTAGTGACAGGCGATAATGCTCCGTCTTTAATTGTTATTTGATCTGTTCCGCCAACTTTAATATCAATTTGATCATCTGTATCTGCTGTAAGACTTGTATCCGCATCCGCATCTAAAATTAATTCTTCACCATTTAAATCATAAGAGCCAACACCACCAATATCTGAGTCAATAACATCGGTACCATTGCAATAGAGTATTTTTGTTCCTTTGTCGGTTGTCGCCCAAGTGACACCTGTTTGACCTGATACCATAAACTGAACGGTATAAGCACCAGACGTTTGGTTATCGACAATCCATAATTTTTCTTTAGCGGTAACGGTTACAACTTGATTTCCTGTAATCGATCCTGTTAAAGCAATCACCATGTTTCGAGCAGCATCACCTGTCGAACCATCTGAATATGTTAAAGCTGTAGTCTGAGCACTACCTGCAATAGATTGTGCAACATAGCCACGAAGGGCTTCTTCTAAAATTTTTATATTGGTGTTAGTTTTTGTTCCCCAGTTACCGGCGTTTTCGCCAGTGGTCATTAACTCTGTGCCAATATCTGTATATGTCGATGCCATTTATTCTACGCGCTTCCCACAAATATTTCTACATCACATGATGCAGTATCTGTATCAACTGTAATATCTACTAAATCTGAAAGGCCTGAAGCTAAAGCGGATCCTGATGCTTTCATCGTGTCCACAACGCCACCGCTATTATCACCTGGATAAATAAACGAGTGACCAGCGTCAACCTTCATTCTAAATTCTGTGTTATCTTCATCTCTAAATGTTAACGTAATAAAATTTGATGAATCTAAATTTGTAATTCTAATATATCTAACATCACCATCATCAAACATTCCTGCAACATAACCTACTTTGTTAGCGCTTACACCAACACTACTGAGTGCTGATAAAAATCCAATTAATCCACATTCTGTTGTAGATGCCGTTACGACTCTTTTTACTATTTCATTTACACTAGCAATATCTAAAGATCGTTCCGATCCATAATCGACATTGTTAAGTGTAATTGCTTCTTTGACTGATACTGTGAGTGTTGCCATATTTTAATTCCTTACGGTGTCTGAGACGGAACAGGTATACGAGGTTCTCCATCCGTATAATCATCTCGTCTTCTTCTACCTATTTGTTCTCCACCAAACTTTTGTACTTCAGTTTGATATTTTTGTTCATAAAGTTGTAACATATCCATTGGACCTTTTAAATAGCCATATGCCTCAACTAAACAGGCATACAATAAACCATTTCCAAAATTTAAGCTAATGAAATTTGTAGTATTCGCTGAGCTTAGAGGAGTGGGTCTAGCATTATAATGAATTCTGTACATAAAAGCTGAGCTTGGTGTAGGAACAACTGTTATTCTTCCTGACGATGTTGCGCCTGTTCCTTCTGCTCCGCCTGACATCGCATAATATTTGGGTGTGCCTGTTGTTGTTTGAGCAGCGTCGTATTCTCTTAAATAACTAATATCTTTTTTATCTAACCAACTATTAGCTCCTGTTGCAACTGATGTAGATGTATAAACCTGAACACCTCTCACAAATAAAGCTCCCGCAGGAACATGAATATTATCTGTTGAAGCAGTAAGATTACCTACCATTTCTTTTCTATTAGCATCAATAGGTATTTCTCTAAAAATTCTAAGTTCAGCATTATCAATAAACTGATCTGTAATTGTGCTTGATAATACAGAAGTTGAAACTTCTGTATAGTTTTGAATTGCTGTTGTTAATGTTGCGTAAGTAAAACCTGCCATATTATGCTGTTATAGTTGCTGGACCAGCCGAACAACTATTGCCTCCTCCTGATACTGCTCCACTTGTAGCAGTGTTTGTATTCACAGTAAAGTGATAGTAATCATCTGTGTTTGTAATATCTCCGCTTGAATCTCTTTTGCCAACTGTAATTGAATAACCTGATGAGTATGCAAGATTGGATCCTGTAATGCCATCAAATCCTACTGGATTTTGATAAGCATCTGAATCAGAGTTTGTCCAAATAGGGCCTCTAAATCTAACTGTGTCACTTGTAGATCTACCATGAGATTTTTCAAATACATTTATAATTCCAGAAGCTGCAGCAATCGTTTCAAAAGGATTAGGATCTAGCATTCTAGATACTTCATTTTCTTCTCTTGCGGGTCTTACATGTTGTAGTCCATGACCCTCTGTGCCAGTACCTCTTGTCTCAAGCTGAGGATGTTTTGCTTCATACTCTGATCTATGAACAAGCATACCATTCCATTCCTTTATCATTTGATTATATGGAAATTCCATACCTGATCGGTCTGATATTGCTTTTGCGTATTTTCCTCTTGCGAATGCCATTATGTTCCTGGGTAATAAGTTTTAGGAAGAATATGAACACTTGTAGAAGAACCATCTTCTGATAGTGCTCTTGCTAATTCATCCTCGTAAAATAATTTTAATTCTTGTG